GGGGAGTGTTATTAGAGAAATGACAGTCACTGTCAGTTTCCCCAAGCGGATCCTGTGCTCCACTTGCCTGTGCCTCAAGTCACAGCACTCGATGTGTTGTGCTTGGGTGGTGTGTGTTATGATGGGCTCACAAGTCGTTGAGGAAGGGGGCAACCAAATGAGTCGGCTGCCAGTGTTCGAAGACACTACGTGGCGTCCTTGTAGCCACAAGGGAAAGCTTCAATGGTTCACCGATTTCACTTGGGCCGATCACGATTACCGCATCGTGTTGACGCTGGGAACCAAGAAGGTTTACGTGGATTTGTTTTCGGGTCGTTCACGTCGATTGACGCTGGTAGCCGACATGTTTCGTACTCGGCTTGGCGACTTGCAGCGCTTTGCGTTTGATAGTGTGGTATACTATCTTTCGCAAGCAACGCCCCTTGTGGACGCCATTCAAGATCCGCTGCCCTATTGGCAGCACTGAACAGAAAGGCTACTCTAATGAGTGCTGAGATGACCGTTACCGGCAACCTGACCCGCGACCCTGATACCTCTAAGACCAAGAATGGCGAATTGATTGTTCGTCTTGGTATTGCCGCTACCCGGCGTCAGTTCGATAAGAAGTCTGAGGAATGGGTTGACGATGGTGAGCCCCTTTATCTGAACGCTTCTTTCTTCGGCGATTCTTATGAGTACATTATGGGTCTTGTCGGTAAGGGTGATCAGATCACCCTTTCGGGAACCCTTGTTCTTCGTGAGTGGAAGTCGAAGAATGGGTCGGGGCAGTCTCTTGAGATTCGTTTCCCGAAGTTCCTCGGCTATATGAAGAAGGGGGATCGTTCGGCTTTGGCTAACCCGCGGCGCGCTTATCGTCGCTGATTTTGTCCATGGGAGGGCGCCGCACTTTCATTGTGTGGCGCCTTCCCTGTTGTTTTGTGGTATACTATTAGCATGGTTAGAAAGGGGGCCGTCAATGGCTAGGCTTGAGAAGCCGACAGATCTTGAGGGTTGGAGGGATTATGCTCGTCGTCTTGAGGTTCGTGCTTCGAGGAAGATCAGCAAGATCCGGCAGGGGACGTACGCCCCGCCCGTCCTCCGCCCTCTGCGGGAGGCTACGAGGGGTGCAGGAGGCGTTGACATCGCCCGTACGGCCCTAGATCCTCGTAAGGGTACTCCCCTAGTGGGTCGCATGACTAAGGCCCAGGTAGAGGCTCATGCGCATCGTCTGGAGGAGTTCATGGCTCCTAACGTCGCCTACTACCCTTCCCGCTACGGTGAGCCCATTTCCGCTAAGAGCATGCTTCGTTACGTGTACGCTCAGAAGAGGAGTAATGAGTATTCACGTGAGTTCTATCAGCGTGTTGGGGGCACTGAGATTCCGTGGAGGGGTTTTAAGCCGTTTTCGGAGGTTTACAATATCAAGAACCCTTACGCTCATAAGGGGGAGAATGCTCGTATGTACGCCGAGCGTGAGCCGTACAAGGTGCAGACTTTTACGAATGAGAGGGCTGTTAAGATTCTCACCGAGAGGGAGAGGGAGTTCTCCACCACCCGGTCTGATAAGAAGATGTTGGAGGGTATTCGGAACAATATTCGTAAGCTTACAGAGGGGTCGGGTAATCCGGAGCTGAAGGGTCTGGTGGATCTTCCCGATGATTTGCTTCGGGTTCTGTGGATGGTTGATGATGAGTTCATCTCGGGTCTGACGTTCCGATATGAGGGGAATAAGGAGTTCGATTCTGATCGCAATTCCCCCGATGATGCGTTTACGGCTCAGAGTGACGATATACTCAAGGGAAGGGATGCTGTCGGCTATGCCAAGAAGATGCAAGTCCGCCCTATCCGATGAGAGGCAGATTCTTTGTGCGGATTTTGAGACTACGGCTGATATTCCGGATGACGGGTCGCTCCCTGAGTCTACCAGGGTTTGGCTTTGGTCTGTGCGGAATGTTGATGATTGGAACGTCAATGTGATCGGGTATACGATCGATGAGTTCATGCGTTCCATCCTTGTGGGTGAGAGGACGGTGTTCTTCCATAATCTGAAGTTCGATGGTGGGTACATTATTGATTGGCTTCTTCACAATGGTTTTCGTTGTAATGACCCGAATGTTGTGAAGGGCGCCCCTCCCCCACTCTCGTTCACGCCTATCATTTCTTCTGATGGTCAGTTCTACAGGATCTGGGTTGCGACGGAGGATGCTGATGTTATTTTCATGGATTCGTTGAAGAAGATTCCTCTTTCCGTTCAGAGTATGGCGGGCGCTTATGGTCTTGAGATGAGCAAGGGTGTGATCGATTACGTAACCTATCGTGAGCCTGGTTACCGTCCGACGTTTGAGGAGCGTCAGTACGTACGTAATGACACGGGGATTGTTGCTGAGGCTCTTCGTCAGCAGATCGCTGAGGGTCTTGATAGTATGACGGCTTCTTCGGATGCTTTGAAGGGCTTTAAGGATGTTGTGGGGAGGAAGACCTTCAGGAAATGGTTCCCCCTTCTTTCTGTGGAGGAGGACACGAAGGTGCGATCTGCCTATCGTGGCGGGTTCACTTATGCTGATAAACGTACTGCTGGTGTTGTGCAGGGTGCGGGTATGGTGCTTGATGTTAATTCTCTGTACCCGTTTATCATGTATTCGAGGCCGCTCCCCTACGGGAAGCCTATTGAGGTTGATATTCCGCCCGATGAGATTTCTGATGACTATCTTTGGGTTGCTACCTTTTGTTTCACCGCGAAACTTAAGGAGCGGGGTATTCCCTGCATCCAATTGCGCGGTTCGCATAGAGCTAATCCGACGGAGTACCAGCACGTGGTGGATGAGCCGACTGAGATGCGTATGACGAACGTCGACTGGAAGATCATCAACGACATGTACGACGTGGACCTGTACGGCTACAGTGACGTCACCCTGTTCCACTGCCGCACGGGGACTTTCAAGGATTACATCGACAAGTGGATGGCCGTTAAGGAGTCTTCCACGGGAGGGAAGCGGCAGATTGCCAAGTTGATGCTCAATTCTCTGTACGGCAAGTTCGCGACCCGGATTGAGAGACGTAATAAGCTTCCTGTACTTCACAATGGCGCCGTCAAGTATGTGGCGTCCGAGAATGAGGAGATTACGAAGCCCGTGTACACGCCCGTCGGGGTTTTCGTGACTTCCTGGGCCCGAGACTATACGATTCGTTCTGCGGCAGCTAACTTCGACCGTTTCCTCTACGCGGATACGGATTCGCTTCATTTGAAGGGGGTGGAGCCTCCGGAGGGTCTTAATATTCACCCTACCCATTTGGGTGCGTGGAAGATCGAGGGCACGTTCGATAGGGCTATTTTCGTGAGGGCGAAGCAGTACTGCGAGGTGAGCGATGGTGAGTCTGACGTTCACATTGCGGGCCTTCCGAGGAAGAACCCTCACACGGGTAGGCCCTATGAGATCTGGCCCGAGGACTTGTTGAAGCGCCAGACGTATGGTGGTAAACTTGTTCCCAAGATGATTCCCGGGGGAACATTTCTCACGGAGACTCATTTCACGTTCACACCAGTAAAGGAGCCATGATGCGCAAGTCCAAGACGGTCTCCCTCACCCTGCCCATTTGGGTGGTCGAGTTCTTCGATAACTATCAGTGGGAGGTTCACGTGCCCAAGCCGGAGCTCATGAGGAGGGTTGTCACGGAGTTCGTGAAGATGAAGATTGCGGAGTCGGAGGAGGCGTCTCACCCCTCCCCTGGTCCGTTCGAAGGCTCAGACACCGAGGAGAGCTAATCGGTGACGTCGGGGGCGCCTACCGCCGGATGATACCGGGCCCGCGACGTTGAGTTGGTTGCTCCGCCGAGGCTTCTCGGCAGTCTGTGATAGTATGGGCTATGAGTGGAACTACCACTCATAGCCCATACGTTTGCATGGAGGTATCATGGATTTTGAAGGTCTCCTTCAGTCTCTGATCAATCCTGGCGATGAGGGGCCGTCGGAGACGATCTATGACGATCTCCGTGCCGCCTACAACACTGTCAAGGACAAGGCTGACAGTGCCGGCGCCAAGATTTCGGAGCTGACTGACTCCAACTCTGCTCTTTCCAAGACCGTCGACGGTCTGAAGAGCAAGAACTACGACTTGCTCGAAGCCATCGGCGCGGGCGGGGACAACGCCGGTGACGATGAGTCACACGGTGACGACACGAGCGATGCTGACGACGGGGACGACGGCAGCATCGCCTCCTTCTTCTCCAAGCCTAAGGAGGCCTGACCATGACGCTCCCCAGCGGTCGCATTCGCGACTTCGATAACATCGAGATTCTGAACCGGATCCGCAACGACGCCACCTCCGACTATCAGCGGCGCATTCCAGCCGCTACTAAGGGCTCTGTCGCCGACGTCGTCCAGCAACTGACGTCGTACACACCTCATTTCAACGAGTTCACCGACGCACTGATCAACCGTGTCGGCACGTACATCACTCGTGACATCACGTGGAACAACCCTCTGCGGGAGTTCAAGCGGGGCATGCTGAACTTCGGCGACACGATCGAGGAGGTGCAGACGGGACTGGTTTCCTCCTACACCTACAACTCCGAGCGCGACTACATGGAGAAGGATATTTTCGGGGCTCACAAGCCGAATGTTGCCTCCCAGTTCCACACGGTGAACCGTCAGGAGTACTACAAGATCACGGTGAACCGTGACCAGCTGCGTCGTGCGTTCCTGGACGAGTCGGGTTTGCAGAACTACCTGAGCCAGATTCTGGCTTCTCCGACGACTTCCGACCAGTGGGATGAGTTCCTTCTGACCTGCTCGCTGTTCGCCGAGTACGAGAAGAACGGCGGCTTCTACCACGTTAAGGTCCCCGACCTTCGGAGCCTGACCGCCACCGAATCGGATGCGAAGCAGCTGATCAAGCGGGTCCGCGCGATGACGGATAACCTGACGTTCCTGTCCCGCCAGTACAACGCGGCGCGTATGGAGACGTTCGCCAAGCGTGAGGACCTGATCCTGATCGTCACCCCTGAGGTGAAGGCGAACATCGACGTCGAGGCGCTGGCGGCTGCGTTCAACCTCTCTCCCGTCGACATGTATGCCCGGGTGATCCCGGTTCCTGCCGAGCAGATGGGTATCGATAAGGCTCAGGCGATTCTGACGACGAAGGACTTCTTCGTCATCGCGGATAACCTTCTGGAGAACACCAGCCAGCCGAATCCTGTCAGCCTGGGCACGAACTACTTCCTCCACCACTGGGAGGTCATCAGCACCTCACTGTTCGTCCCTGCGGTCATGTTCTGGACCGGCGATGACGATCAGAACATTCGCGTCCGCCCCGGCGCCAACCTGGCTCTGGGCGGTTACACCGCTACTCAGGGAGGTAAGCCTGTGGGCGCTGCTAACAAGGCTATTCCGGGCGGAAACGTCGAGGTGACGTTCGCCGTGACGGGTGACAACACGGACGGCTTGGAGCTGGGTATCGACTACGCGGTGTCGGGTGCGAACTCGCAGCGGACGAAGATCGACAATGAGGGCATCTTGCACCTGGGTCAGGATGAGGATGCCGACGCTGTGACCGTCACCGCCACGCTGGTCTACCGTGACAGCAGTGATGTGAAGAAGACGATCGCTTCGAAGACGGCTTCGATCGCCGTCGACAAGGCGAAAGCTGTGAAGGTCTGGCCGAAGAAGTGACACCATCTCCTGCGTGTGGTACACTAGTGCCGTGGGCAGGGTAGCCCGTAGGTGAGGTCCTTCCTCCTTTCTGCCTCACCGGCGATGGGCCGGTCCGGGTTGAGTTTGAGCTCCCCGGGCCGGCCCTTTAACCTATGTGCTATACTCTATATATGCCTACAGCTTATGACCCGCCGGAGGATATCGGCTCGTTCGGGATGGGCTTCGACTACTCCGTCTGGTCCCCCAATACTGAGGTGTACCTGACGAACGTCGTCTGGGACCAGGAGTACCGTGACGTCGTCTGGTATGACGACTACGATGAGGCGTTCAACGCTATCGTCAACGAGTACTCTTCGCGCATCGAGGTGAAGTCCCTGACCTATTGCGCGCAGGGAGCCCCGATCAGGATTCCGATCCCGTTCTCGAAGGCGAACCAGTACAACTACTTGGTGGCTCGTAACAACCGTGACGCTTATAATTCGCGGAATACATTCTTCTACTTCATAACGTCCGTCGACTACATAGCGCCTGCTACTACTCAGATCACTGTGCAGTTGGACGTCTGGCAGACGTACATGCACCAGTTCAACGTGCGCCGTTCTTACTGCGAGCGATCTCACATGGCGATCGCCGCCGAGAACGGTTGGGACTACTACGGTCAGAAGTACATGACGGTGCCCGAGGGGCTGGACCTGGGTTCGGAGTATCAGATCGTCGACGTGAACAGGAAGGTCATCGCTTCCACCCCGAGCGCCGGCAAGATCGACACGGCTAATTTCGACATTATCATCGCTTCGACGGTGGACCTCACCCAGCCCTACGGGGACGAGAAGAATCCGACGTTCACCGCTTCGAAGGGCAGCTTCGCCGAGGGTGTGCCGAACGGGACGTCCATCTACGCGATGAAGGCGGATTGGTTCCGCGTGTTCACGAACGCCATGTCGCTTGTTCCGTGGGTGTCCCAGGGCATCGTGTCGATCACGGCGATTCCGAAGGGTGTCATCAACTTCGATGAGATCAAGGACTTGAAGGTCAAGTTGCCGGGTACATCGGGGGTGGACCCCAAGGGCGGCGACACACGCATCTCCCGTCAGGGCGCCGAGGTTTATGACCTGGAGAAGGGTATCGGCGAGAAGGGGCTTGTGAACAACAAGTCGATCACGCTGACGGATAAGCTGCGCAAGGATGACATCCTCCCAGCTAGGTACCGTCACTTGTGGAAGTTCTGGACGAGTCCGTACCTGTTGGTGGAGGTGACCACATTCTCGGGTACTCCCCTGCTGCTGAAGCCGGAGATGATCCAGTCCGCGGGTCTGGCGGTGACCCAGTGGTCGCACGTGGTGCCTCCGAATCCGCGCATCATGTTCACGGTGAACTCTCTGGGTCAGCGAACCCGCGGGCATATGGACCAGTACGACGGGTGGTCGGAGCATTTCGACGTGATGACCGGGTTCACGAACCTACCGACGTTCAGCTTGACGAATAACAGCTATCTGATGTTCCAGGCGCAGAACGCGCACTCGATCGCCTATCAGCATCAGAGCGCCGAGTGGTCGCAGCAGAGAGCTCTGCACGGCGCCCAGACACAGTTCAACCAGGCCAATGCGGCTATCGCCCAGGCGGGCCAGCAGACGGCTTTGAACAACTCCTGGAACCAGGACATCGCCGGCTACAACGCCCGCATGGGTCTGCAGAAGACGGGTATCGGCGTCGGGGGTCAGGTGATTGGGTCGACCCTCATGGGGCTGGCCAACGGAGGGCCTCTGGGCGCCCTGGCGGGCCTCGGAGGGTCCGCCCTCTCCGGGGCCTCCACGATGGCTCAGGCGGGTATGACGTACTCCCAGCAGGTGAACACGGCGCGCATGTCTGCGGAACAGGCGTCCGCGCTGACGAACCTGAACCAGGGGTACATGCGTTACAACGCGGACACGAACCTGGCGTACGCCAAGTACGCGGCGAACGGCGACTACGCGAACGCCATCGCCGGCATCAACGCCCGAGTGCAGGATGCTCAGACGATCGCTCCGACGACGTCGGGCCAGGTCGGCGGTGATGCTTTCATGCTGGCGGCGGAGTCGTGGAGCATTGTGGAGCGGCTGAAGTTCATCCCCGAGGATGCGGTTAGGCGCATCGGGGAGTTCTGGCTCCGGTACGGGTATGCGATGAACTCGCCTGTGGTGCCTCCGGGCGACTTCAGGTGCATGGAGCATTTCACGTATTGGAAGATGGCGGAGATGAATATCTCCCGTTCCACGATGCCTGAAACGTTCCGTCAGACGATTAGGGGCATTTTCGAGAAGGGTGTCACCGTGTGGCACAAGGACCAGACGATGATCGGACGCATCGACTGGGCCAACAACAAGCCGCTCAAGGGGATCATATGGTGAAGCGTAATGGTGAGAGGGATTGGGTTCGCAAGGAGATCTACGAGCCCTTCGTCAACGGCGGCCGTTTCAAGAATAACCCGTCGATCAACCGCGAGGCTCTCCTAGTCCGCATGTACAAGCGGATCATGTCGGAAATGTGTGTGAACCGGTTCTCATGGTCCGGACTGCCGGACACGGTGGACCGCCGCTACTTGGAGGCCACTCTCATGTACGACGGGCTGGCTGTGTTCTACTTCGACGAGGAGTTCGACAGGTTCATGGCTCTTCGGGCTACGGGTCTCGGTCAGGTGAACATGTACGACAATCCGACGAATTTCACGGTCTACGGGAATCAGGTGTTCTCCAAGACTCTGGACGCCAGGCACTGCGTCCCGATCTGGTCCAACTATCTGAGGGAGCCGGATTGGGACATCATCGACATCTACTCTCAGAGGCTCGCGGCGTTCGATCGTACTCTCGAGGTGAACATGTTGAGCGCACGCCACCCGTTCGTGTTCTCAGTGGATAACAACGAGTACCAGTCGTTCGTGAACGCGTTCCGCAAGGTCGCTGAGGGACAGCCTGTCATCTTCGGCACGGAGGCGCTCTCTCCCGCCGCGCTGGCGGAGAAGGTGACCATGTTCGACGTCGGGTTCAAGCCACACCAGATTCAGGACGTGATGGAGGCTAAGGTTAAGACCTGGAACGAGGCGCTCACTCTCCTGGGCATCATGAACGTCAACTCGGAGAAACGGGAGCGGATGGTAGCCGAGGAGGCCAGCGGCTCCTCCGGTCAGGTGCTGGCGATGCGCGCTGTCGCCATGAACGCTCGCAAGTACGCGTGCGAGCATATCAACAGGATGTACGACTTGCAGGTGGATGTGAGGTGGAACCTTGACGAATCGCAGCCCGCGGATGCTCAGAACGCTATGCTTGCCGCAGCCGCTCTCGGGGGTATTGGAGATGCTCTCGACAAGGGCAACCCCGACTTGGGGACGACTGACCAGCAGGAGCTGAACCCGAACAATGGCTGACTACACACTCGAGCTGCGCAAGGTGGTGGAAATCGTTGGCCCGCTGAACGTCGGGTTGAACGAGTATCCGATCTTCGACGAGTCCTACAGGGATTCTTTGAACCAGAAGATTCTGGACCACTACTGGTACAACGAGATCGCGCATGAGTCGATCGACATGTTCATCCACCAGTTGAAGGTGAAGATGAATGAGATCATGCCGTTCTACAACCAGTTGTACGAGTCGGAGCTGGTCGACTTCGACCCGATGGTGACGCACGATGTGCATTCGACGGGGGATTCCACCCAGGACACTACCCAGGACACGCACACGAAGCAGAACGCGGAGCAGACTCTGTCCAGCGATTCGCGTGTGTCCTCCTCGGAGGAATCGAAGGCGCGCACCGTGCAGTCTCAGATGCCACAGACGCGTCTGTCCGGACATGACGACTATGCGACGGCGGCCAACGACACCTCGTCGAAGGGTTCCGGGCAGAATCACAGCAATTCGGCGACCCAGGATCAGCAGAAGCGTTCTTCCGACACTGCTACGACGATGGGGACTAAAGCCGGGAATGCCACACGGTCGTGGGGGTATAATACTCCTAAGGCCGACCTCCTCCAGAAATGGCGCGAAACCTTCCTCAACATTGACATGTCCGTTATCTCGGAGTTGGGAGGCCTATTCATGCAGATCCGATCTTCAGGAGACGAGTACGTGAACGGATGGGGCTATGGACTATATTGATAACAAGTACCAGCTGACCCCTGGCGACTATAGGGTCACGAACGTCACGCCGTTCACCTACCGTGACGGGTACACCTATCTCCAGCTCATGGAGGAGATGCGCTCGTGGGTGAGTGAGGGGCTGGTCAACCAGTTCTCAGCGAAGATGCAGGGGCTGGCGTCCGACTACAACGCAGCCGTCTCCAGGCTTCTCGTGGACGTGCGCAAGGAGATGGAAGGGTACCACGCCCTCCCCTCCCAGGTTCGAGAGATGCTGTCGGAGGCCATCGCCAAGTACGATGACGAGTTCAACACGTTCGAGAACGACTTGAAGGCGCTCGTCAAGAAGCACTTCGAGTCGGACGTTGTGAACGTTTTCAACTGGCTTGAAGGCGAGAGCTCCACTCTTCAGGAGCTCATCGACGACATCCACAACCGGTACACGGTTGGCGGTCTTCTGGCTGAAGACTTCAGCCAGATGGGGCTCACAGCCCAGGAGCTCGAGGACATGCCGCTCACTATCTCCGAACTGGAGACGATCGGCAAGTTCGTCCTTCCCCACCTGTCCCCTCACTACGGGTTCTCCCCTGTGACGGGTCAGTACAAGCGCGTCATCGACATCGTTTACGACGTCTATGAGGCTCAGTTCAAGGGTGGTGACCAGATCACCTCCAAGGACCTGAACTACATCGATAACCTGAACATTCCGGACCTCCAGCGCATGGTGGTCTCCTGACAGAGAGGCAGGCTCAATATGCCCGCAACCAACAAGACTGAGAACTTCAACCTGCCGCTCTACGTGGCGTCCGACCACTTCAGTGTGCTGGGTGACTTCAACTCCGCCATGAAGGAGATCGACAAGGGCCTGGGCGGGGCGACCGTTACCGCTAAGGCGGCGTCCCGTGACGCAACCAGCGCCCTGACGACGGCTAACGCCGCCTCGGATGACGCTCACAGCGCCCGTGAGGCGGCCCAGTCGACCCTGTCCGTCTCCTCCCAGGCAAAGGCCGACGCGACCCGGGCGTTCGACATGGCGACGAAGGCGACCACCGCCTCCGAGACGGCGAACACCTCGGCTATTGAGGCGAACAAGGTTGCCTCGTCGGCGGCCGCCAGGGCCAAGGAGGCTCGTGACCGGGCCGACGCCGCACTGGACACCGCTAACGCCGCGAACACGGCCTCCATCGACGCCAAGACCACAGCTAACGCGATCTCCGGTCAGGCGGTCCAGGCGACCCAGGCCGCTAACAGGGTGGGCGCTCTGCACAAGCGCTTCAAGGAGGTCACTGCCGGGTCCGGCGACCGTACACTGTCCACCCCCGAGGAGCGGCCTGTCACGGTCATGGAGTTCGACCTGGACTTCGACGCCGACGACGTTTGGATCATCGTCGCGATCATGCGTCACACTGTTCACAACGTTCAGGACACTCACTTCGACATTCGTGTCACCGGTCCGAAGGGTCAGCGTCGTTGGAGCTCCTTTGTCGCCGGTTACGGGCCGTGGCCTGAAGCGATGGTCTACTCGCAGGGCACGGGTATTTTCGAGGCTTTCGAGGGCCCCGGCCGGTACCACATCGAGACCGTGTTCCTGACCGACAAGAACCATTCGACCCGGTTCGACCTGTCGAACTGCATGATGCGGGCCCACTGATCTGGACGGCATCAACCGCGGGGCGTCGGGTGATCCTCGACGCCCCGCACCTTATAGGAGGAACTTATGGCATGGGATGACAAGCATAAGGCGTGCATTATCGCAACCCTGGCTACCGTGGAGGCCGGATTCAACTACGGCATCATCACAGCACCCGACACGCTGTCGCTCGGTATCGGGCAGTGGACGCAGGGGCGCGCCTACGACCTGCTGCAGCAGTTCCCCGACAAGAACGTGTTCGGCCCCACGATCCGCTCATGGTTGGCTGCGGGCAAGGGCACGTGGACGATGGCCCGCAAGTACCAGTCCCTGGGTGGCACCGATAGGCAGAAACTATCAGCAGCCCTGGCCTCCGAGGAGGGTAAGAAGATACAGAACAACCAGATGCGCAAAGACCTGGAAGACGAATACATTCCCAGGCTCAAAGCCATCGGGCTCGACTCGGAGAAGTACACCGAGGCCGGCATGCTCCTCATCGTCGTCATGCACCGCTGGGGCAACTACGCGCGCATCCTCAACAGGTTGGTAGCCAGCGCCGGGCCGTCGCCCACCCTGGACTCCATGGCTAACGCCATCAAAGCCTCAGGGGAGTGGTACGCCGTAGGCCAGCGATACGTCATCGCCTACCGGATGATCAAGAACCTCGACACGAAAGGCATCACCCTGTCTCCCGGCGACTCAGGCGGTGACAACTCCAAGGACGGTGAGGACAAGGCCAAGGAGGAGAAGAAGATCAAACACGCCCGGACGGACGGCTCTGGCGTGCTGCGCATCTACATGTCCGACGGGTCCAACGCCGCCGCCTACCCCACCGTGGGAGGGTTCTGGAAGGCCAACGGCGCCGACCAGAAATCCGACGACGGCGATGAAAAGAAAGGCGGCGACGGAGGCGGTGGCGGTGGTGGCGACTCCGGCAAGATCGGCGAGATGACCAAACTCGCCAAAGCCTCCATCGGCAAGTACGTCTACCACCAATGGTACGAGCCCAGACTGCACCCCGACAGGTCGGGTGTCACCGACTGCTCCGGATTCGTATGGTGGCTGTACAATAAGGTCATGGGCATGGACATCGGCAAGGGCGGCACCACAGTGCTCATGTCCGAAGGCGGCAGGGTCATCGCCGAGGGCGGCGGACGGTTCAACGCCACCAGCCAGATCAAGGAGGGCGACCTCATCGTCTGCCGATGGTACTCCGGGGGTGGGCATGTCGAATACTGCTGCGAGACGGGAAAGGACACCATCATCGGTCAGCGCGGCCCCGACGGCGTCCGCGGACCCGCCTACGGACACGCCACATCCCTGTTCGGCGGTTGCCGCTGGAAGCTGAAGCGCTATGTCTAAGAAGTTCGACTACTACTCGTTCGACAAGATCCTCTCCCGCAACGCCGTGTTCAACATGGTCATGGGCGCCCGTGGCGTCGGCAAGTCCTACGGCGCCAAGAAGTACGTGCTCAAACGAGCGATCGAGCGGGACGAGGAGTTCATCTACCTTCGGCGTTATAAGACGGAGCTGAAAACTCGCGGCAGCTTCGTCGCCGACGTGGCGCACGAGTTTCCGGAGCAGGAGTTCGAGGTTCGCAGCGGAGTACTCTGCTGGCGCAACAAGGGGGAGGACAAGGACGCCTGGCGTAAAGCCGGCTACTTCCTGGCGCTCAGCACTTCTGCGCAACACAAGAGTACCCCCTACCCGAAGGTGACGACCATCATCTTCGACGAGTTCATCATCGAGACCGGCACACTCCACTACCTGAAGGACGAGGTCAAGACGCTCCTCGATTTCTACTCCACGGTGGACCGGTACCAGGACCGGACGAGGGTCCTCATGCTGTCCAACGCCATCTCCATCATGAACCCGTACTTCATCAAATGGCACATCACCCCGACGCCCGGCAAGGAGTTCATCACCTACGGGGACGGGTTCGTGGCTGCCCAGTTCGTAGACTCACAGAGGTTCGCCTCACAGGTGTCCACCACGCGCTTCGGTAAGTTCGTGACCGATTTCGACGAGGAGTACGCCGACTACTCGATCGATAACACGTTCGCCGACAACACGAAGCAGTTCGTGCAGCGCAAGACGGGAACCGCCAAGTACATGTTCACCGTCAAGACGGATCTGGGCGCATTCTCCCTGTGGATGGACTGGGGAACACTGTTCTGCCAGCAGAAACGGCCCCGGGTCGAGAAGGTGTATAATACCAATAAGATGGCTCTCCGGGAGGGTGAAGTGCTTTTGAGTTACAGTGACAAGATCGCCGAGATGCTCCGCGGCTCCTACCGGAAGGGCCGAGTCTTCTTCGACTCGCCGCAGTCGCGCAACGCTTTCGCCGAGATTTTTGTGAGGTGATCAGTGGGAAACGGACCTGGATTCTTCATCGACTTGCAAGCCCTGATCACAGCGACTACATCGTTCGTCACTATTGGCGGATTCGCTGCGTGGGTCAACAGTAGGATGAAGAGGCTCAATAATCTTCTTGACGACTGGAACGGGGTACCTGCCAGACCGGGCGTACCCAGGAGACCGGGAGTCATGGAGCGACTCGAGAAGATCGAGTCGAAGATCGACAAACAACGTGAGGAGAACTGGTATGACCGCTCTCAAAGGCCTGGTTGACCCCAAGGTTCGCCAGTACCTGTACCGAGTCGCTATCGCCGGCTGCGGCGTTCTCGCCGTCAAGGGCGTCCTGACCAAGGACGTCATCGACGTCATCACCCCGTTCCTGGCGGCCCTGTTCGCCGTCGCGGACGCCAACGTGGAGACCTCCCCGGAGGGCTGAGATGAGTCTTCAGTCGGACGCCTCTCAGATCGCATGGGACATCACCCAGAACCCGTGCGTGGGCTACTCGCAGCCCGAGCGCCTGACCATCTGGAACCTCCCCTCCCCCACCTCCCAGGCGGTCAACGTCAACGTCGACTGCTCCGAGCTGGTGGTGTACTGCTTCAACAATGCCGGCCTGCCGGACCCTCTGCCCAAGTCCATGTGGACGGGCAACGAGGTCGCGTGCATGACCGAACGCGGCTTCACCGCCGAGGAGTGGTACCCGGGCATGCCCGTCGAGGACGGGGACGTTCTGCGATCCGACGGGCACACAGCCATCGTGTGCAACGGATGGATTTGCGAGGCGTGGATCAGCGAGTTCGGCGACATCGACGGATACGCCGGAGACCAGACGGGCGGTGAGGTCAGGTGCGCATGCTCCTACCTCAACCATCCGCTCACAATAGGTGAGCAGTGGACGCACAGGATCAGATACGACGGTTCCTACTACGCAGAGGATGATCTCGATATGTCGGAGAACACCGATCTCCTGAGGGAGATCCGCGACAGGCTCGTTGAGGTCTCGGACCAGACCGGTGCCGGTATTGCCGGGCGCCGCTGGGACGGCCCCATCGTCAGCCAGCTCAAGGACGCGAACAGTACCCTGAGCAGCCTCGTCGACACGTTCAGCCCCGGTAAGGAGGGTGTCCGCAACCCCGGCTCCGCCTTCTACCTGCTGTACCAGATCAGCGACGGTATTCAGAAGGTTGCCAAGAAGCTCGCCGGGGGTGACGCGTAGCCATGAGCGCGATCCTGACCGGCCGCCTCACCGACGCGGCCGGTCGGGACGCCGCCGGCACTCTGACGGTGGCTCCCGACCCACGAGTGGTGACGACCGCAGCCGGCGTCATCGTCAAACCTTTCACGGTGGATGTGGAAGGGCAGTTCAGCGTCCCCGTCGAGATCGCTGGCCCGTACACGAACCCGCCGGAGCCGTGGACGCACCACATCATCTTGAAGCGGGGGAGAGTGAAGGTTCTCGACCTTCACGCCCCGTTGCACGACGGCACCAACCTGCTGTCGCAACTCGTCGCCCACGAGCCCGTCTCTCCGCTGCACACCACGCAGATCGAGATCGACGTCGCCAAGGCGCGCGACCAGATGATGAAGATCAGGGACGACATCGCCAAGGGCATGATCCGTGGGCCCGTCGGCCCGCAGGGACCCAAAGGCCCCGTCGGCGACCCCGGCCCTGAAGGGCCCAAGGGTGAACGCGGCAACCGCGGGCCCTCCGGACCCCGCGGCGACGTGGGTCTCCGCGGTCCTGAAGGCAATCCGGGACCGCCCGGTAAGGATGGGCAGCGGGGTCTGCCCGGCCCCAAGGGCGAACCCGGCCCCATCGGACCCAAGGGGGAGAAGGGTGAACGGGGAGTATCGGGAAATCCTGGGCCTGCAGGACCCATGGGACCGCAGGGGCCGACCGGGGCTAAAGGCGCGCCTGGTCAGAAGGGTCCCCAAGGCCCCGTCGGTCCCACTGGTCCCGCAGGACCGGCCGGTCCCAAGGGTGATCCTGGCCCTGCCGGCCCCGCCGGGAGCGGAGTCGACCCGATCGACGACTACTGGAAGATGGGTGCGAACTGGAGGACCGGGTCGGCTCTGAAAACCGTCGGTTCCTCCCTGGTCGCCTCCAAATCCGAGGACCGGAACTACGACGTCAACATGGCAAAGGGGCCCCGGTTCACCGGGCCCCAGGGTTGCTCGTACCGTATCACCGGGCTGGCTGTGGCGCAGGGCGCCAGCCGGGCCAGGTTCGCTGTGTCGTACTACACGATCGCCGACAACAAGTGGCTGGAGAACGTGTACGCGGACACCATCGAGATTCCCGGTAACTCGCAGCCGTATCCGATCGACGTCCGCGTGTCGGTGCCGTACAAACCCGGCACGAACCTGCAGTTCATTGTTAATATTCGTACTGTGGAGGGGTGCACTCTCTCCAACTGCGTGGCCTACGCGGACACGCAGTTCGACGCTGTTGCAGCCAACATGAAACGCAGCGCCGACGCGGTCACCAACCTCACCGGGCGCATGGCAACCCTCGAAGGAACCACACGCACCAACACCAAAGCCGCAACCGACGCGAAAGCCGCCGCCGACGCAGTCCAGGCCATCGCACAAGCAGCCCAACGAGACGCTGCAGCACTCCAACCTAAGATCACCGCCCTCGAAGAAGCCGACCGCAACATTCAAGGGATGATCCAACGCGACCGGGAAGCACTCGCCGAAGTACGCGTCATCGGCACCAACGCACGCAGCGCCGCAGACCAAGCCGCTACTAAAGCTGCTGACGCGGCGAACAGCCTGCTGGCGCTCCAGAAACAGATCGAGAACGTCAAGAAAGACCAGGCCGCCATCCAAACCAAGGCCGACCTGGCAGTCGCAACGGTCAAAAAGATCGAAGGCATCAAAGCATACACCGACGTTAACAACTGGGCCCCCTCAAGCACATTCCTCGACGAGCAGAACTACACCGGATACGGATCCAAAAACCTCGACCACTCCATCACCGACGGATACACGCAGGTTATAGACACGCGTGACGGGGCCGAATGGTGGTGGAGTTGGAACATTTGCGGATGGACACCTCTGTGGCAATTCTCGTGGATGGTATGGTCGGGGGCTGACAGTTGGATTCAACCCTACTTCCAACTCCACAACTCCACCGACAGCGTATGGGGCGACAAGATCTGGTTCCCCAGACAAACATGCTCCCAGGGCAAATACCAATTCCTCCTGTGGAGCAAGGATGTTCCCCAGTACGACGACACCAAATGGGACGGTGTCTGCGTAGGCGCCCAGATGAAAGGCGGCATACGCCACTGGACCCGCTTCCCCAGGGCCAGATGGTTCATGCCGTACGACGCCATCCGCTCAGGCGTGTGAGGCCGTAGGAGGCCCGTAGACGGCACAGAAAAGCTCCCCCAGTACATCGTACCGGGGGAGCTCTTCTAGGCGCTCAGCGTGGCTTACACGAGGCTGTAGGAGTAGATGGAAGCCAACACCTCCTCAACCTCAGGCGAACGACGGAACGTCTCGTACCCACCAGGGGTGTCAACCGTCCACAAACACTCAGCAAACTTCGAAGCGCACAGCTGAATACTGATCACACTGTCACGGTAGACAACACAGTGATTGACAACATCAATCACCGGAGCTCCACCAAAACGAGCCTGAAGACCCTGAGCCAACTCCTTCAACATCTTGAACTCAGTCATTGAAATCTCCTTCATATGGGTGCATGTACTGCGGAACTGTATTCGGAAGCATACCGTACTCGGACTCAACCCAACGATACGCCCCATCCTGATTCGTCGTCTTATCCCCATTGTGGGACTGAATATCCCATTCCTCAGGGCCATTCACTCGAACCCTATTACCATCGAAGAACACAGCGCACGAGTCAAAATCGACCTGGAACCCATCCAACTCCTTCAACGGCTGAAACGACTCGATGAAAATATTCAACTCCTCCCACGGATCATAATCCATTAGGACAACGCCTCCCAACCCTGCACAGCCTGGAAATAAGAATCCAAATCATCCTCAAAATCCGATACGGCACTCATGATCAATGCTCTCCCCCGGGAGCAGCCTTGTTGATGAAATCAACGAAACTCTGATCGTACTGGACCCCAGTCTGCTTCTGAACATTCTCGAGCTGAGACACCATGTGATTGTAACGCTCGACCTCCATCCGATTCTCATAACGCATACCACACCAAAAACAAGCCAGCATGCAAAGAATGATGAGCAGAACCTCGATGAACTTATCCATGATCAAATCTCCTTTCCAGTGAACATGGACACTATGTCGTTGAATGAGGCTACAGCCCCCGATCGGCCCCCAACCTCGATACGGAACCTGTCAGGCTCCGACTGGTCCCTCCATATTACCGTGCCGCCGGAATGATCGCAAGTAAGAAAACGATCGTCGCAATGACTGACAGAACTATTCGCCAAAGCGACGGCGGCAACCATCGGCCAATCATCAGTTAGGGTGAATCGCATCTTCATACGGAGTAATATCCTTCATCTTCAAGTAGACGAACAGTGGCTGAACCTCATCATCGGCGACGATCCACAAGTAATCCTTCACCAGCTGAACGCACTCATGAAGGTCGCAATTCAGCTGACCCTTGTTCAACGGCATCGTCGAAGCGGCGGAAATATTCGCGGTGATCTCATGGAACTGAATCAACGTCTCACGGTTCCGCACAATCGTCTCAGCCAACAGGACACGATGCGCCGCATAGTCAGGCAGCTCCTCGGTGAAAACGAGAGCAATACCCTGAGTGACTTTCGAACCCGCCATAATCAATGCCTTTCAGTAGTGTCTATCCAAACAGTGACCGGAAACGCCTCACGAGGAGAAACCTTGCAAGGTCTGTCTTCGTTAAGACTAAGTATACCCCTATTCGACTCGATATTGAGATGCCTATCGTGAACACTCCAATTCTCAAACCATTGACCGCAATGCTCACACCTTATCAGCGCCTTATTCATCCTGAAGCGCTCCGAGTGCAGTGACTTGGACATGATATTCTCCTTTCAGTAAGGCCACGAGAAACGATGCAATAGAGCGTGCGACTCAGACACCAACTCCTCATCGATGAGAGGAACGATAGCGATCTCTAGGTCGGCATGGGCAAGATCAGCATCGTGAGCGAGATGCGCAATGAAAGACCAAATGTTCTCGTCGCCCACTACGTACTCGTAAGCGTCATCCCAACCAACGGGGACTTCCAGAGGCTCGATAGAACTCACACCACAATCGTCGGCGATCTTGTAGAGCACCCAGGGTTCGCCAGTGCTAGGAGCGTGAATAGAGTAAACGGCCCCGAACTCGATGGTCTTGAGGTCAGGGTCCTCAATACGGTGGATAGCCAATCTCATCACTAGCGCCTTCCTCGTTTGCTTGTGAGCCCATCATAACA